TAATGTGGGTTGAGTTCCACAGCTGGGAAACACTCACCTGTTCTAAACTGTCCAGCCTCAATGTTCGTGGAAAACTGTGAAAACCCATTATGTGAGTCGTTTAAGTCGGTTGGTTCTGATGATGATATGATGTTTGGGTCAGCAGAAGCCGTGATGGAGTTGTTCGGGTCGTTGATGTATCCAAGGTATGTTTCCCACGTAGTCTGGTTCATCTTGGTCATATCCTGAACACCCAACGTGAGGAACGAGGTTCCTTGATACCACTGATAGTTTATCTGTAGACCACGAGCCGAGGTTACAGCTAGAAGTGCCGTGGTGTGAGGTGGAAGTGAACCATCTGGAATTCCATTCTCATCCAGAGGTGACATATCTATCCATCTCTTGAGTCCGATGGTCTGTAACAATGTTGGATTGGCTACATTTGCATTTGGTGTGACAGATGGTGACTCTGTAAAACCTGACACTTGGTTTGCAATACCTGCCTGTAGGTTGTATCTCATATAAAGTTTGGCAGGTTCTAGTGTGGACGCCGTAGTGTAGAACTCAAGGTTCATCGTTGCATAGTCTTTGATGAAATAGTCTTGGTTGTTTACGCCAGGGACGTTCTCGTCAAACTCAATACCTATGGCATCATTTGCCCATCTGAATGATGGTGTGGTCGCTGATATCAAACCCTTTGCTGTAGAGGTCAAACCACGTATCTCTTTACCTGTAGTGATGACAGCTGGTTGTTGTAACTCAAGGTTCGCTGTCTGACCCGCGAATGAGACAAGGTCTGATATCTCATCAACTCTTATCGTAGCCGTCATTACCTCTGTATTTGCTTCGTCTATTTGATAGATAACGGCTGACTCTGTTCCAAGAACGATGGTCTCTCCCACGATGAATGAGTTCTCTGGTGAGACTGTGTTCAACATTATTCTGAGTGTCTGTTTGGCTCGATACCTATCCATAATTGCCAGATTCTCATCATTCAGTCGGAAGTCAAACCTCTGGTCTGTCGCTGCCGATGGTTCCTCTGCTTCTGGTCCATACACTGTTCCATTGATAACGTTTGCTGGTAAGAAGGGTAAGTTCGTGTACGGAGCTTGGTCATCGTCAAAGTCAACGATTTGTCCTGTCTTCTTGTCTCTTACTAGGTAATAATTACCTACGTATGCTGAGAAGGAGTTTGCAATTGTCCCTGTAGGTGTGGGTGTATATACAGTCGTGTTTGCTGCGACATTTGTTGATAGTGTGACTTCTTGGGTCGCATCAAGGTCTGTGAGTAGGACTGAGACCTGTAAACCAGCAGAGGCTTGAAGGTCAGGTGTAGCGGTGAACACCCCTGAGTCCAGATTGTATTTCAAGACATCAGTAGGAGCATACCCAAACAGAATGGCCCTCTTCTCTCCCAGTCTTAAACAAGTCTCATGCAGTGAGAACTGTAGTGTATGACTTACGTTACCAAGAGAATCATAGAAGTCATAGTTCTCTCTGTATCCTAACGCAGCGAGAAACCCATCGGCGTCGGTGAATAACTCGTACTGTGCATAGAAGTCCTGCATAATCTTAGCCCTTTGTTCGACTAAGACTTGTGGTCCTCTGATAATATCATCGTAGGCTGTTTTTGCCTTTTTACGTCTGAATGCACCCATATTATAAAACTGGTCCTGAGAATGGTATTGGTGTCGGAACTGCAGGAAAGAGACCTGTACAGGTTGAACTCAAACAGTAAGTATGAACTGCTGAGGTAAACCCTGCTATCCAGACACTTGTTGGTTGTCCAGGCACTGCACAGATAGGTTCCAGAGCCGACTGTAGTGTGGTCGGAACGGCTACTAGAGGAGCTATTTGATACAATGTCTGAAGTGATGACCAGGCGGTATGTATCGCCATAGTCAAGTTCATAACAAAAATACTTGGAGCTGGGACTGGGGCCGACATACTCGCTTGTAGAGATGATAAGGCTCCTGGCCAACCTGGCATCGCCAAGGCTGGTCCCTGCATCATATTTGCCGCACCCAGAGCGTAGGCCTGGAATGCGTTCATTATCGTCATCGCTGTGATACTTCCACTTGCAACTGGTGCATTCAGTGGTTGTAATCCAGACTGGAGTGTAGAAGGTATCAGTGGCATTATCCCGCCAAAACCGCTTTTTTACTGAGTAATGTCATTACTTTTGCTGCCGTAGTTGGTGGTGTCGTTGGTCCCATCGCACTCAGATGGATGTGTGCTGAGTATTCTGCAGCGAACTGAGTACCCAGAACCATTGGTTCTGTTCCAACAAGACCACCAAGTACGATTCCATAAGGTAGTCCAGCCTGTATCTGGGTCATCAACCCACCTTGTATGGACATTACAAGTCCAGCCTTCAAACTCATTGCCAAACCAGAAACCATAGTTGTAGCTAGACCTGACTTCATATTGATGAGTCCAGCAGCCTGCATATCTATACCAAGTGGAGCGGTCAATGGGTTGAGTTGAATGTGAGCGACACCACTTGGGTCTGACGGCATGAAAGGTGGACTTGGAACTGGCGCCGCCTTGACCATCAAACTGATATTACCTAATTTAGGGTTCCCTGTGTTCACTTTGAGTTCGATGTTACCCTGCATCACCTCTATCTCTTTACCAGCCCAGTCTGTTCCAGGCACCTTGTAGTTACCCAGAAACTCGTTTGTATAAAACTCTTTACTACACGCCGCGTTGACGTTGAACTGTCCCTTCGGAGCCATCATCATATTACCTGTCGACTCCATTGTGGTAGAAGTCATCGATGTCATTTTGATGGTTCCAGCATTCAACTTAGAGTCACCCTTGACTTTGTGTTCGTATTTTGCTGAGGTGTCAAACCTCTGTGCCGCGGTGACGTACATATTCCCTGCGTTACCTCCCTTACCTGCTGACAAGTCGAGGTCTTGGCCTGGTTCACTTGCAACTCCCTTTGGAGCCTTGAGTATTATCTGTCCGTTGTCTGACTGTATTATGGCATCAGACGATGACCTCATGACAATGGACCCTGACTGTACATTGACACGAAACCCAGCGTCGGCTGACATATACATTGCACCTTTGGAACCTGTGTGTAGGTTACCAAAGACAGAGTGATAGTATGAACCCATACTTCTATCCACTCTCTCCCCAGTAGGATGAAAGTGGATGTGTGAAGTAGAACGATGTTGTATCAATACACGTTCGGCTCCCAGTGTATCATCCAGTTCGAATAAGTGACCTGACTCCGATTCTCTCGCGTGGTTGAATGGATACTTTGCCTCGTATGGGTCACTTGGTTCACTCCAACTCCTTGGAACACCAGCACCACCACCCTCAAACGATGACTTGGCGATACTCCATCCCTTTGCATTTGTGGCTGTCTTTTTTCTCAAAGCCACTGGTGATGCAGCGGGTGATATGTTCTTAGGGTCTGACGATGATTGGTCTTGAATCCACTTATGTCCTCCCAGTGGATGGTCGACTCCTAGAGCTGAAGCTGGAATCGTGGGTCTACCAAAGAAATGTATTGAGGGATAAGGAGCAGGTTGTAGGTTGGTTATCTTCGTGATGAACTGAGTTCTATTGATACCCTGAACATCTAACTTTGTCCCAGCTGGAATGAACTCAACCGATGAAGGTTTTTGTGGGAACGCAGTATTTGGGTCACCCTTTTGGGCGTCCTTCTGTATAGGATTCTCAGGGTCACCAGTGAGTTCATAGACGGCCTCCCTTATGGCCCACCTATTATCACCAAACGCTTGAGGAGACTTGACACCAGGCCCCTCTGGTATGCCTGGTATCGTACCCATGTAGATAGGTTCCTGCATGTCATCCCCATCACGGAAGAAACCCATAACCCATGTTCCCTCCACTGGACCAGTAGGAGATTCACCCACTGCGGTTTGTCCAGCCGATGTTATGGGCATCATAGGAAGTGCCCAAGGAAGTGTGTTTGTAGGTTGTTCTTTTATGTCAGATGAGTGATAACCAAAGGCTCGAACTTTACACCTCCCCAAACGGAGAGGGTCCATTCTATCCTCAACTACACCTACAAACCATTTGAAACTATCGTACAATTATCTCCTTTGATTCATCATTTGACCCGACATTCTAGCCGTGTCACCCTGCATTTCATAGATGGCATGTTCTAGGTTTGCCATTGTCTGTTCTATTTTTATCGCGTTCAACTTGTGCATATCCTGCATACTAGACTGCATCTTTTTGATGGTTGCATGCTGGTCAAAACATAAATAGGCGAAGAAGCCCAGACACAAACCCGCGATGCCGTGTGTCTGTAAAACGTCAATCAAGGCGTCTATCATATTGTCCTTATGATGATGGACCCACCTCTGAGGGGGTGAGTTCGTGAAAAGAAACTTGTTTATATGTTTCTTCGTCTAGAGGGTCTAAGGCATCATTTTGTGCCGATACTCTCTTAGGCTGTTTCACTCCGACACCACCAGCCACTGGTGTTCCAGAGAACGGAGATACATTCTCCTCCTGTCCAGTGTCTAAGTCTAGTGCCTCATCAATATTCTGCAATAACGACTCTTTAACTAATTTCACTCTCAGCTTGTAGAGACCCGCTATAAGAAGATGGTCTAAACCTGTTACGAGATACTTTCCGCTTGTCAATCCATTGAGAGAGGAGTCTTGTGTCCCAGCTTTCGATGGGATATAGACGTAACAAAATGAGCCTGTCTCGTAGTCTGCACTATAAGGGACAACGGCCTCAAATTGCAGTTGGCGTATCTGTTCCAACTGTGACATTCTGTTTGACCTTGTGAAACCCTCACCAGAGAGAACATCTCTGGTTCTATCATCACCACTTCCTGAGATGGCAGTCACCTGAACGACTGGGAACTTTCCTTGTCGTGTGTCAGGGTCAGGGTTTAAAAAGGATACAGATGAGTTCAGTATATTCTTTGCGTAAGCATGACCTTGTTGTATACCTTGTTGGTCATAGTAAAAATCGTAGTTGTAAACTTTATGGTGTATGTAGTCCAGACCTACAACCCTGTTCGCTATCATCCCCTGTTCAAGTTTGTGAGCGGAGTTGAATAACTGAGGAAAACTGTATTCGTCTGGAATCAACTGTTCATATGCTTGTTCTACATTGTCTTCACCTGTACTAACACTAGGTGGTACGAGGTGTATTTGTGGTATCTTCAATTGTATGTCCGACTCAAGAAAGTCGTTTGTCTTCTGCATCAGTGTCTCGATGGACTTAAAGTAAATTCCATGCATCGACTCCCAATACATATACAATGCTCCTTTTGTACCACGAGTATTCGACTGTGACTTGGTAGCCAACCACTGTAAGGTTTTGATGGGTGACCAGCCTGGACAGGCTAAGTTACCACCACCTTTGGTATCTTCTACGTATAACGTCTTCTCGTAGCCAGGGAACTTCTCTGTCAGTGGTCGTGACAACCACTTGTTGTATACATCTTTTGCTATCTGTGAGTATGGGTCACCTGACCAACCTCCGTAGACCTTGAGCTTCTTGTCCATAAAGAACTCAGGACTGGCAGCTTTAATGGTGTATGTCTGTGCCGTTGGTTTTGGGTCTTTTAGGTTCGTGACACTTATGACATAAAACATCTTTCGGAAGTATCGAGTTGGGTCTCCTTGTGAAACAGCCTCTCCGTCCTTCCAAGACATAAAGATGATTTCCTCACCTAACATAGGTAACTGTTCGTGTAGTGCAGCGGTATCGTTTACGATTATCTCTATCGTAAGATAAGGTTGATAGATAGACTCCTTCATTATAATTGACTGAGTGTGGTTACCCAAGTCAACAAAGTTTCTCTGAGAGAAGTCCATCAGTACAAGTTCGTCTATCTCGTACGCACCTCTGACTGGTCCTTTGACTGGCATTACTTAAATATCTTTCCTAGTTCTACGAGAAGGTTTGGTAAAAATGCTTCTTGTGGTAGAATGATTTCTCTTTTTCCTTCATTGGAGTCAGTTTCAAACTCAAACTTACTGACGATTCTTGCTGGTCCTGGCGACTGGGGTTGGTCCTTCAACATCACATATCTGTAGTGGTCTATCTTATTATTTCTCGCGTCTCTGTACTCGTGTACTGTAGACTCAGCGAGAGCTATAGAACCATATTTGTCAACCATTCTTTTGGTAAGTTGTCTCTGTGAGAGAGGCCAGTCTGTGTATGGATTCATAATGTTGTTGACAAAGAATATAACCCAAACGTACTTGACATCTCCGTAAGTATTGTATGATGTGATGTCAGGGCGTTCTCCATCTGGGATATAGTATGGCATGAACTGACGAACCATGTCCACTTTTGACCCACGAAACTTAGCAACACGTGTGAGGTCAGGGACTTTCTGGAACTTACCAGTTTTGTCTATGTCATACTGAACTTTCTTAAAGTTGGAAAAGTATCCTGTATCAGCCATCAGTATCCTTTCAGTACGTCACTTTGTGTCAGTTTAACTGTTTCTTGAAACGAAATAGTCAGGGACGTAGCCGATGGTTGTCCGTCATTGAAGAAGGTCGGCATCATAGCACCTGTACCTCCAAAGTCCACATCGACAGACTTGAGGACACAAGTTTTGAAACGTTGAACTGGTTTATATGCTCCCTCTGTTGACTTAATTGACTGGTGAGTTGGAGAAGTAATTGCTTCTGCCCCACCATGAGTGTAGATGAATATTTCAGGAATGACAATATAAGGTATCTTCCATATTCCTTTGAAGGCCTTACCTCCACCTATATCTGTGGTGCCTGGGTGAATACCTAGTTTGAAGATACGACAAATGTCCTGTATGGCCCTTGCTTCTTCTTCGTTATCTGGTATCATCAACCAACTAGCTGAGAAACTACGAAACTCTGGTCCATTGTATATCATAAAGGTGTATGGATTCTTTACAGTCTTGGTGATTCTCTGTAAAACACCTTGGACTCCAGCGGGTAAAGCCCCTGCTAGGTTACCTGTTTTCGCAAGTTCATTCAATGCACTCTTGGCCGTATCACCTGAATCTCCTTTTTTGACCCCTCCCATTGCATTCTTTACACTGGATAAAAGGGAACTTACACTCCCCTTTGCACCATCTCCACTTGTTACGTTACCCAGATTTCCAGCTTCCATCGCAATTCTGGTCGCAGCTGAGACATCTCCTGTTCCATATCCAGCGGAATATGTGGACTTGAGTGGGTCTTTCGGGACAGGTAAAGCTACTGAATATTTGAGAGTAGGAGCGAAGTTGTTGGACAAGTCACCTTGGTCTAAGAAATAAAACATCATAAAATTCTTCTCGTACTTCTCATCTGCCTTGGGGGTTGACCCAGCGAGATACTTCGGCCATTTGACGAATATCGAACTACCTGTATTAAGACCTTCTGACATTTGACTCCTATGAAATATTATTGCTATCTATTTAGGACTAAATAGATAGGATGAGTAGAATACAAAAAGGTAAATATAGAGTAAAATGCCGTGAAAAATACGTTGGGGATGTGGACAATGTTGTATATCGCTCTTCGTGGGAGAGAAAGACATTTGCGTTTCTAGATACTAACCCAAAGGTAAAGAAGTGGGCAAGTGAGGAGATATGGATACCTTATAAGGGTCCAGATGGAAAACCTCATCGATACTTCCCTGACCTTATGATAGAAATGGTAAATGGTAAACAGATGTTGATTGAGATAAAACCTCAAGCACAGACTAAACCTCCCAAAGTGACAATGAAGTCCAAACGACCACGTAGGTATCTCAAAGAGATGAAGACCTACTGGGTCAACCAGGCTAAGTGGCACGCGGCTCACAAGTGGGCTGAAGAGAAAGGTGTCGACTTTATGGTCTGGACAGAGAAAACCCTAATCAAAACACTAGGAATACAGTTACGTGGCTGAAAACTCTTTATTAGATAAATTTAAAAAGTCTCTTCGTACAGGCTCCGCAGCGAAGAAACAAAAAGGAGCCGTTGGTTGGTTCAAGTCCAAGATACAACAAGGACTCCAACTCGCGAAGAGAACCTTCAAGGGAGCACGAGGTAGTGCAATTCAGGGTATGTCAGGGATGACGCCCAAGGAACTATTGTCCCAGTATCCAAAGTTCAAACTGGCCAATGGTCCCAAAGTACAGGTTAAAGGACAGATGTTCTTCTTTCAGTACGACGCAAAGTACAAAGCAGAACTTCCATACTGGGATAGGTTTCCCATGGCGATACCATTTGAGTTCAAACCACCACACCTGTACGCTATAAACTTACACTACTTACCTCCTATGGCACGAGCCAACTTGATGGATGCCCTGTTAGGAAGACTGAGTAACAAGAAGATGGACGAAACTACATTCGTCAAAGCTGACTGGGAAGTCCTGAAGAAGATAGATGAGGTGTACCCTTGTGTGAAGAAATATTTGTTGTCAAACATTAAACTGGCGATAAAGATACCCGCGGACGAATGGGATGTCGCCATCTTTTTACCTGTAGCACGTTTCCAGAAAATGTCTGAGAAGTCTGTCTGGAAAGACTCAATGAGGAGCCTAGGATGATCAATGAAATCATCAACAAGTTTGGTACTCTACCCAGAGCTAACAAGTGGTTGATACACTTTGAGGCAAAACCCAAACTATCAAGAGCAGTAGAGAACCTTAACAACTGTATTTTCTTCTGTCAGTCTATCGACCTCCCTGGCAGGAATGTGATGACCAAAGAAACGTTTGGTCTAACACAACCCCAGTCCTATGGATATGCAACTAACGTAGGAGACTTGGGTGTCTCATTCTTGGTCAGTGCTGGTACAGGTTCGGAGAGGTCAACCTATGACATATTTATGGACTGGATGGACTACTGTGTCTCAACTGGTTTTGCTAACCAGACATATTCGGATGACAATGTTTGTAATATAAGAGTCAAACTCTTGGATGAGAACAGGGTAGACGAAGCCAAAGACAAAACATGGCACTCTGGTGGTAAGAGTAAACTAAGAAACCCCAAAAATGAACACTTGAGTTTTTACATTACCAGAGCCTGGCCTTCAGCGATAAGTAACCTGTCACTGACTCAAGACGAAGCAGTCCTGACTTTCAACGTGACATTCAAAATACACAAGGTACTTGGTTCCAGTGCTCAAGTGTCTGGTGCAGCAGAGTCAGAGAGACTATCGAGTCTGGCTACACAACTTACCAAGGCACAATTACCAAGTGATGAAATCATGGCAGCAATAAACCAAAACAACGAGGTTGGAAGATCAGCGGTCGCAGCATTTAATAAAGTATCGACTGCAGTTGAAAAAGAAGGTGTATTTAAGACAACCAAACCCGGCACATAACCCTATAACGAGTAGATTATGAAGTTACCAAAATTAGATGTGAGAATGTTTCAGGTCTCACTTCCGTCCACTGGACAGAAACTAACACTGAGACCTTTCTTAGTCTCTGAAGAAAGAATATTATTAGAAGCGGCGAGAACAGAGAACCAAGTTGAGATCGCCAATGCAATGAAACAGATAGTCAACAACTGTGTGACAGAGGAAATGGATGTTGACAAAATACCAACGTTTGACCTTGAGTATCTGTTTGTACAACTCAGGTCACAGTCTGTAGGTGAGGCACAAGAACTCATGCTTACAGTTGATGACCACGACACAGCCAAAGGAATGAAGTGTGAAGGTGTCGGACAAGAAGTTCAGGTTTCGGTAGAACTCAACAAAGCCAAAGTAATGGGTTTAGAGAACGCTAAAACCAACTCAAGGTTTCTAATAACAGATAATATCGGTGTTGAAATGAGGTATCCAACTATTATGGATGCGTCAGAAGTTGGTACAGATGTTGATGCCGAGAACATTTTTGCAATGGTCAAGAAGTGTGTCAAACAAGTGTACACCACTGATGGTGACATCTTCGAACCAGACCAGTTAGATGCAGGTGAACTAGACAATTTCATCAACTCTATGAACTCAGGTCAGTTCAGAAAGATCAATGAGTTCTTTGACGGAATGCCCAAACTGGGAATGGATGTCACGTACCGATGTCCTGTTTGTAGTAAGTCTATGTCCAAGAGACTAGAGGGGATGGCCAATTTTTTCTAGTATGCGTGGCTCACGATAACCTTGAGAACATGATAAGAACAGACTTTGCTCTTATCAAACATCATGGGTACACGCAGTATGACCTCAATCACATGATGCCGTTTGTAAGGAAGATTCACGTTCTTCTTCTGATGCAACACCTTCGTGAGATGGAGGAACAACAAAAAGGTCAACAAGAAGGTTCTAATGTTCTTGGTGGCCATAGAGGAGAAGACCTGTCTCCAGATGACATCAGTTCAATCATGAAGTCTGATGGTTGGGAACAGGTAACCAAAAACGCAGAGGAGTAAAATGCCAGAGGCGACAGTTCCAGGCGATAGACAACCAAAGATGTCCTTTGATGAGGTCGTTGACCAACTTAAAGAGATGAAGGAGCAAAACGAGGAAGCGTCAAACGACAACTCAGAACTCCTTTTGGACATACAAGCCGAGATAGAAAAACAGGGTAGTATCTCCTCTGGTGAACGTGGTACGTTGAATACCATCCTCCAGTACCAGACAGAAATGTTTGGTCAGATGAAAGACTTGGCCAGTGCTACCAACAAAGGTATCTTAGACCAACTGGAAGCCCAACAAGACCTCCTCAAGGCCACTGACAAAATGGCCTTTACTCAAGAGTTAATGAGAGACCTTGACCAGGCAACCTCAAACGATCAACATGATGATCAACAAACATCCCTCAAAACAATAGCCGAAACATCAACAAACATCCTCGCCTTCCTACAGGGAGTGGAAGACAAAAGAGCTGCAGAAGCGAGAGAAGCTGCAAGAGAGGGTGGTGCTGGTGGTGGTAAGATGAGTCCCGCTGATGTAAAGAAAGAAGCAAAGAAAGGTGGACTCATTGGTGGTATCTTCGGAGCCATTGGTGGAGCGTTCAGTATGATAGGTGGTATCTTCAAGGCGATTTCAAAGGTAGGACCAAAGTTCGTCTTGGGTATGTCATCTCTGGGTGCTGGTATCGCTGGTTTCTTTGTCGGTTTTGCGATGATAGGTGAGGCGATGCAGTTTGCAACATCGGCTGGTGAAGGTGTCGTTAAAGTAATGAAGAACTTCTTTGACGCCTTCAATGGTGTCGGTGTAGAAGGTCTGGTCGCTTTCGGAGCCATTCTCACGGCAGGTATCATCACCAGTAAACTTGGTGCACTGAATCAACTTAAAC